ACCTCAACTCCCTCTCGGCTACCCGGCGGGGAGATCCATCACTGGACCTTTGCCGGACCGATAGCGCTCAGATACGCATAAAGACTTATATTGGGGATATTCTGATTAAGCCTGGGGTTAGTTAAGACCCCAGACTCTTCAGGGGTGGTCGTTTAGACACGGTCACCATCCTATCGTAGATCCAATACACTTTGCCCATCCTAAGAGATCTTTCGACTCTAGGACGCTCCGCTGTAGAGGGAACGGTAGGACGATGGAACCATGCCGTTATCGGATCCTCTCCCATTAGAGCTAATAGAAACGGGGTGCTGGTAGACAACCAGGATGTTATCCAAGGTCGACCTACTAGCACTTCCTCGACAATATCACTTTCGAGTTCAGAGGGTATCCCCTCTGGTTCGAAAGAGAACTGCCATTTATCCATCAGCTCACAATGAACTTGTGCAGACACCTGTGGCCCCAAAGGGGCTTTAGTGTACTGCGAACACCACCAATAAAATGGTAGGGGAAAGGGACCGCTAGGAGAAGTGAGCATAAGGTGGAATCGTTTCCAGCGTCCTCTTAAAGGATGCATATGAGACGGTAACACTCTATGCCCCGCTCCAAACCATCTGTAAGGCTCCTTGCGGAGTACCTCACGGAAAGTTCGAAGTCGATTGACCAGGGAAGCACAGGTCGAGCGACGAGTCGCATAGACCTCCTTGAAAGAGATAGGACTCACGTCCACTCCCTTCCAAAGGAAACGCTTAGCGAACTCACAAGAACCATTGTTAGAAACAATTGTCTTGTGAGCCGATATGCGCACTCCCTGGACCAACATCAACTCCTTGTAGATTCGAGCCGTTCTCTCGTGGGCGATAATAACATCATCACCCAAGATCGCGTAGTCTCGAAACCACACGGAATTCGATAACCCTGCTTTCTGTGCACAATACTGTACAAAACCATGGTGTGTTAGAGAGAATGCCGCCCAAGATGAGTAGGCCCCTAAAGGCTGTCCTATCTCGAACGTCACTTGTAACTTCTTCTTGACGAAAGGTACGTCAAAAGGAAGTTCCATAAGGTACTCCCAAATCAAAGTGATTCGGGGTCCAAAGAATCCTTGAAGGACCCTGGACTGTAGGAAAATAGGAAACCTGTCGGTCGCTGCTGTGAGATCGAAGCTAAACATTCGTTTAATCTTCTTATCACGCAGACGATACAACGGTCCTAGCTGGTTGTAGGTTCCATCATTGGGGATGACGCGTAAACCGCTCATCAACCAATTATGGATAGGCCGGAGCAATGCCTGTCGGATTGAATCCAACATAGCAAATACTCGAACCTTACCTCCTCCTTCCAGCTTCTTTCCTAAGGTACCCCACCTCCCTTGAATAGGCACTCCGAGCTCAGATACCAGTCCCAAGAAACTGGCACCCTCGCAAGGTGACTTATCTTCCAGAGGAAGCTGAACCACTCGGAAAGGATAGAGTTGAGTAGATATCAAATGATAGAAACTCGCTCTCTTCTTTTCCAACGCCGGCGAAAGTCGGCGGGTGAGGTCCCACCTCCAATGGTTGAGGTCATGCCTTAACACATTTACGGTAGTCTGAAATGGCGTCTTACGCGTATTCGGACCACCTGACCATGTTGGTTTCCAAGAGAAGCCCAGCATAATCTCAGAAGGAAAATTCCTAAATTGAGACATGATGAACTCCGGAAAATAGTACTGAAGCCAATCCTTAAGATCGTCCTCAGCATCATGATCTCCGGGAACAAGATTCGGAGTGTTGCTAAACAACTCGTCACCTGTAATCTCTTCGATACCCCCCCCTGTCCAAATTTGAGTTAGGTCAGGTCGCGAGGTTTTATTGATATAGGTTCGGTAAAAGCCGAACAAAGTCAAATAAAGCCGAACGACTTTCTCAGCCTCGGGTCCACCCTGTCTAATTATCTTACGATGCTTAGATAGGATAATCCGAGGGAGTCCTTCCCTAGTTAATGAACAGCGAGGTTTGTACATGATCGGCGAATGTCGGATTAGTTTTAGGTCCGTGCCCAAATAAGTGAGCAGGGCCGTATTACAAACCTTCAAATACGCCGAACAGTAGGCAGGTCCATTGCTTTTATATAAGCGATAGACCGCCTTTGCTAGCACAAACGCAGTTATAGACCAACCCTTCGTATATCGCCCAAGAACGACTAGTACCATCCTTTTAAAAGATCGTACTAGCCGGGGAAGATTTTCCAAAATCTTCTGCCAGTCAACGTATTCTAACCGCTCTCTAAAATCAAATGATTTCATTGGTGGTTAGTTGGTTGATTCGACTACTTCTTATCTACACTATCGAAGGTAAGAGGGTGTGGCACCTGGGACCGAGGTTCGAAAGGATCAGTTACCTGACCTGTTCGATTTTGAGCGTTATCACCTTAATATTCATACATCGCTGCATGAACCTAAGGTGGTGCGCTATTTGGACAACATACTAAGCTTGCGCTCAGAACGTCTTCGACGGTCGTCACTCCGTCGAAAGGCCCTTCCCTTCAGAGCAGGGTTCCAATTAAGGAACACCTGTTGAAGGAAGG